GTGGCGGGACTGCGGAAAGCACTTGCCGCCGCCATACGCCAGAACGAACACGACATGCTGATGACCGGCGAAGAACTTCGCGCCGCCCGCGCAGCACTCGGAGATAAGACGCCTACGACGCAACCCCCTTCGCCTTCTCCACGGTCCTGAGAGTCCCGAGCCCGAGCATCTACTTCGACCAAGCCTGCTGCAGCGTCAGGGTATCGTCGGCGTGGCCCTGAGCATCTCGCCCCAACGCTTCATATTCCGCTCGACACGCGTTGAATACGGCTCCGAGGGCTGCGGCGTCACGGCGGCAGGCATCAAGGGTGGAGCCGGGCAGTCGACGCTGGAGATCGGCGATGTCGTCGCGCAGCCGACCAGAAGCATCATTGGCAGCAGCAGCAGCCACCTGGGCCGCCTGGGTTCGTTTGGTTGCAGCATTGAGGGCTCCTATCACCTGGGTGGATTGGCGCCGTTCATCAGCGCGGTGAGCGGCGGCATGGATGCGGACTTGCTCCAGGCGCTGGTTCTCGGCGATCGCGTCCTGGCCAGCGTGCCACTTCATGCCGGCCCAGGCGCCGGCGACGAAGATGCCGGCGGCCACCAGGATCTGGATCAGCAGCGTGCTCATGGCCAGCACCTTGCCCACGGGCAGCGCGATCGCTCGTGGGTGGTTGATCCGCACAACGCGCAGAACATCAGGCCACCGCCGTCGGGTTGTTGATGGTCAGCAGCACATGCTGGCCAGACGCCAGCGCGGCGCGCACCCGGGCCTTGACCAGGCCAACCGCCGGCGCGCTGGTGCCGCCGACGATGGTCGTGTCGGTGACCCGCAGGCCCAGCAGCGGGCAGCCTTCGGTGTCCTCGTGCCTATTGCCACCGTGGATCCGCACGCCCACGAAGCCGGGCACGCCGTTGATCGTCAGGGTGTCTGGCCCGAAGCGCGGGCTGTGCTCCAGTGTCACCCTATATTCACCCGATGGGATTGCCGTGGCGCCGCGGATCTTCCAGTTGGCCACCGGCTCCCCTACCCGCTCGCGGATCTCGTCTTCGAGCGTGTAGCACAGGCGGGTGCCGTCCTCGAGCAGCTCGCCGATGGTGGCGCCGCCCACGGTGGGGCGGCGGTTCAGTGTCAGTTTCATGATCCATCCTTCGCGGTTGTCGTCTGCGTTGCCGTCACCGATGTGGTTGTGGTCGATGGCGCGTTGCTGTCGATGGCTTGCTGCTTCTGGTTCAGCACGCGCTCGACGCTGGCGTGGGCCACCACCAGGCCCCCGTAGGCGATCCACAGCCATTCCGACCCATGGCCGCCCATCACGGTGTAGATGAATGCCCACGTCATGCTGGCCTTGCCCACGTTCGACCAGACGGCAGACTCGCGCAGCTTGCCGGTGCGGTGGTCTGTCACCAGATCCATGACGCACCACCTACGAGCCATCAGAGCACCTCGAAGATGTTGGAGTCGGCTGTGACGGTCTTGTCAGGCATCCATTGGATGTCCCGGATGATCCAAGTGGTCGTGATCTTGTATCGCCCTTGGGGGACCGGGTGGCACTGCCCATCGGTCCACCACTGCAGACTCAAGTCCTTCGGGAACCGCGACTCGGGGCGATAGTTGCTGGAGCCTTGGGCATTGCACCAAGTCACCCACCCCGCACCATCCCATTGTCGGACGGTGGTCTGCCACGACCCGCGGAACGGTCGTTTGATCGTTCGGTCCACAGTCATGTGCAGCGAGGAGCCCACGGGCGCTGAGACGATGGAGACGGCACGCACATCGAACCAGAACGACGAGGGCCAGGCCAGCGGGGGCAGAACGATCAGGGTGAACAGCCATGGCCACCAGCGATGCCGGTGGAACCAGTCAGCGACATCACGGCTCATTTTCGAGTCGCCCATTCGACGAGTTTGCCCACGGCGTCGATCCCGGCCCACAGGGCGGTCAACACACCTCCGGTCCACCCAACCAAGGACTTCAGACGCGCCCATGCCCACGCCCTCCTGTCAGACTCAACCCGCTGCAACCGCAGCCATTCAGAGTCGCTAATTTTGTCTTCATCCATGCGCCTCTTTCATGTGGACAGGGATCGGCCAGCGCAGCATCACGACGTGATGGCCCACGAGGCCACCGATCACCCATTTGCCGTCTTCGGAGTAGATCAATTTGCGCTCCTTGCGATCTCGTACCAGTTCGTTCCATTGCACGCCAGGGTGATCGTGTCATCTGCAGTCGTAACAAAGTCACCGGCGAGTTTTAAGTTGTTGCCGTCAGTGAACGTGAGAATCCCTTGGAAGATCAGCGTCACCACCCGCGACTCGACTGCCGACGCGGCACTGATGCTGGTGATGTTCGTCGTACCCGTGATTGTGAAAACCTCTGCGGCCGGTGTCAAATAGATGCTCGCAGCACTCGCCACGTCGCCAGATGACCCACCATTGTTCACGTTCGTCACGCACCCGGTAATCACGTTGTCGGACACGCGGCAATCGGTGGATGCCGATCCAATCAGGATGCCCTCGACCGTGGTGCCGCTACCATAGATTACGTTGTTCGCAACTACCGTTCGCGGCGTTGCCGTCACAGTAATGCCTGCCGTCGTGGTCGCCCCAGACGCGGCGACGATCACGTTGCCGATGACCACCATCGCGGTGTTGAATGCATCCGGGTCCAGGCAGTTGATCGGCGTCGGTTGGTAGGCCAACTGGTTGCCCATGATGATCACTTGCGAGAACCCTGCACCACCACCCGCGCTGTTGTTCAACACAATGCCGCTGTGCGTCTGATTCTCAATGCTGTTGCCAGCGATGACTAGAATCGATGTAACCGCCGCCGACGCCAACTGTAGGTAGTAACCGTACAGCCCGCCGTTCATCTTGTTGTTGATAACCCGAAGTCCGCCACTTGACACCTGCCACACCGAGGCAGACGCGGCCCCCATGCCGCTGAACAGGTTACGCTCAATGACGGAATCACCGTCATCGACTGTGGTCGTGTTGCCCACGTACACGCCGGCATTGACTGCACTTGCGACATAGTTTCCAGTGAACTCCCACGCATAGGCGTCCGGGGCGTACAGATGTCGGTAGGCGTTCGAGAACCGGCAGTTGTTGACCTTGGAGAAACTGTTCGCAACACCACCGGAACCGGACAGCGAGATCGCAGCACCATTGGTACACGACACAGGGCCTGCGAAGTAGAGGTTCTGGAACTGGCAGGAGTCGGGCGTCGTCACCGTGACAGCGACCATGGTGGTGCCAGTCCAAGTAATGAAGCACCGATCCCGATTCGCCCCGATGATTGTCACACCGGAATCAATCGTGACGCCTGTGGCGCCAAGGGCAATGGTTGTGTTCGGAGGGATAAAGAGGCTGTTCCCCGTCCCCTTCACGGCGTCGATGGCTTCTTGGAAGATGGTCGCGTCGTTCCCCGCCCCGAGCGCCCCGAAGTCGGTAATGCTCACCCACTCGCGTAGCTTGGACTGCACGCTGCGCGACTCGGCGCCAGTACCCGCCTGCAAGAAGGTCACTGCATCCGCTGTGGACCCTGCCGCATAGGCCGCGGCCACAGCACTAGCGACCTGCGTTTGCGTGACGGTGGACAACTCAGTCTCACCTGTCACCGAGTCGAATACGATGAACTTGTCGAGTCGGTTCGCCGCAGCTGGGAGCGTGGTCGTCAGCGACGAGGAGTCACCCACTGGCACCTTGATCGATCGATCCGCGTCAGACCCGATCTCCTGCGCGATCATAGTCAGTCGGTCGAGGGCCCGCTCGTGGGTCTCGGCAGGGAACGGGTCGCCGCTGATGTAGTCGGTCTCCTGCACCACCTCAGTATCCCGATAGATCACGAGGCGCGTACCGCTGGCCGGCGCCACGAGCATCGTGACACTCCCGCCCGCGTCATCCCCAGCACCCGTAAGCGTGTAGTCCGTGGTCAGGGTCTTGGTAGTCTCGACACCCGTCGAACTGACCGACAGCACCACGAGGTCCCCGTTGGTCAGGAAGCGGTACGGGAACGAGAACTCGGTCGTGACCCCGTTGCCGTTGTACGAGATGCGCGAGGCGGTGGTGCTGATGGTCATGGTGTGCCTTTACTGCGAATACATCCGGGTGAGTTCAGGAGGTCGCTCAATGGATGATGTGAGATCGTCGTCCCGTGTCGTAGTGAGCCCGGTCTGAATGGCCCACGAGTGGAACCTGCTCAATTGGAGTTTCCTCTCCTGCACAGTGACGCCACGCTTGAGCACGTTGGCCAGCGCCTCGGGATCGTTGAACAATTTCATTGCGAGCATGTCGGCTTTGTGTGCCGGTATCTTGGACACAATCGCCTCCGCTGTCTTCGACACCGCCCCCGCGATGATGATTGATGCACCACTCTGACCTGTCTGTTTTTGAATCCAACTTGCGGCCTTGGACGCCATGATCTTTGCGCTAAGGATGAGCCCGAGTTCCCCCGGGCCCTTCTGAATATCGACACCTACACCCTGCCGCTCAGCAATTTTGAACGCATCAAGCGTGTTGAACATCGTGCTCAGGTTCTTGACATGGTCGGGATCGATGACCCCCTGCTCACGCATGATGGTGATCGGGGACTTTTGTCCGGAGACGTTTGGTGTAAATAGGAACTCGCGGAAGGTTTCGAGGTTGAGTGTCCCGGACTTATTCTTGGACAACTCGTAAGCAGAATTAATTATCGACGCGCGTGCGCTGGACACCCCTTCCTCCGGGGACACCAACTGCACCCCTTGGCGATTGGTTCCACCCTTCTTGGCGAGGTTGAACATCTTGAGAAACTTGTTCTCTTGATCACTGGTGGACACCAGAATCTCACTGGCGTACTTCACCGGGTCTGACCCACTGATCTTGGCAAACGCTGAGTTCTTGCCGACATCGGCTCTGCGACTCTTGACGAATCCCTCCAGTCGGCGCAGACCCTCCTCGGACTTGATCGCATCGAGGATGTCATCACGCACTGAGACGAATGGCTCCCGATTGAACAACACTCCGTTCTTTCTAATGTAGTCCCTCATCGCCACGGGATTAATGTGTCCATCCTTCATGGACACCGTGGATATCAATCGGTAGGCGTCTTCTTGAGCCTTGAGCATTAGTTCTGTGGTCCCATCATCGGCGAACCCGCGGGAAGTCATGTACCGGGTGGCCTCTTCGAGATCCTGAAGTTTACCGTTTGCAGCCTCACCACCTGTCGCAAAAGCGCGCTGCAGTAGGAGTTCCGGGGGGATCATCTCGCCATGCTTTTTGAGAGCTAGGGCATCCCCAACGAAAGACCGCTCAAATGCATCATGATATGCCGCATTCGCACTACGGGCTTTATCATAGGACTCATCCATCCCTTCCTTGAATGCCGCGTCAAGGTCCTCCATCAACGCCGTCTGAAACTTCGTGGCGAGGGTTTTCTCGTAAGGTTTTGCGTTCGGATCAAGACTCACCGATAGCAACCGCCGACGCAAACTGATCATTGTTCTGGAGTCAGTCAACATCTCACCCGGGGTTTCGGTGATCACGAACGTGTCCGGGTCATACGATGTCTTGGTCCCGGCTGCCTTTCTTGCAGCCTTAATTGTGTCCATCAACCAAGACGGCACCTCGTCTTTTTTGAGCGCGTCGGCTGTACGGGACAGTACATCTTCGACTGTCGAGTCGATGTTTTTCATACCGACAGGAATTGCCAGACCCACTGCGTCGTACAGATCCTGAATGTGGGTTTTGGCCCGGGTGTTCATTGCGTCAAGAGGTGCACGCGCTCGGAGACTGATGTCCCCGAGGTTTTCTTCAGTCATGCCCTTGCGCACCCCTTGTTCCAGCAGTCGCTTGGATTCACCCATTGCTTCTTCCAACGAGTCGTTCATCAGCGACTTGAACTGCGCGAGTCGTATCTCGGAGATCTCCTTGATGTGCTTGACCTGCCCGTCCATCTTGAGCAGGTTGATCTGTGCGGTCATGGCCTCCCGCATCCTGATACCCTTCTCCATACGGGCCTGTGCGAACACGTCACTCTTTTTCATGAGTGCGCGTTCAGTGGCCATGAGCACCGGGTCGGCGGTCAACTGTGCGGCAGTGAGCCCGTATGGATTCCCAGCCTCCAGTACCTTAATGACCTGTGCCGGATCGTGCCCGATTTCCTTCATCCCGTTGATCAACTGTTCGGCGATCTTGCGCTCACCCGCACTGCGACCGAAATTACGCATGCCCATGTTGAACGCACTATTCCCCATGTTCCAAACGGTGATGGCCCGGTTGAATGGGTCGATGACAACCCCACCGACCTCAGCGAGACCCCGAACTACTGCATTCCCGGGTGCGTATTTTTCAGCGTACCCTGCACCAGTTGCCGCAGCGACCACACCACTCACTTCTGCCGCGACGAATGTCTTCGGGGCGCGATTGAACTGTTTGATCACGTTGTTCAGCCACCTACCGGGTCCGCGATCCAGCAACTTGAGGCCAACACCGGCAGCTCCGAGTGGGGTCAGCATTGCCCCCACCCCGGCCCCAAGAGAGTATGAGAGCTCACCCTCGGCACGCTGGTCAGGCGCCATCTCTTGCGGGGTTCGCACACCGAAAGCGTCAAGACCCTTGTCAACGAGTTGCTGTCCACCGACAAGCCCCGCAACCCCACCAGCAGCCACACCCCATGGTGACTTGGTTATCACCCCACCGAGTGCCGCTCCTCCCCACATCGCAGAAGTTGACCCCAACCCACTCGCAAAACCACCACCGAAGGATTCCAGGTTTGGGTTCTCGACGCGGGTTCCGGGTGAGCCATCACTGACACCTTCCTGGATGTCGTCGATGCCGGAAGCAGTGACCCCGGGGTCATCTGCAGACTTTTGTTCTTGGAGGTCATCAATCCCGGTAGCACTACTCGTTGCCATGACGCCATCCTCCAGTCGTACGCCACTTGGGTCGCGGGTCATCTTGGTACAGGAACCGTTCACCCGGTTTGAGCTTCAGAAGTTCCTCACGACTATTCACCCTCGTCTGCGGTACGTCCAGGCGCAAGAGTACGTTGTCGATTGCGTTTATTGCGTAAGCAGCACCCCTGAGTTCATCTGGACCAGCCGGTTTCTTCCTGTCTCGAATTTGTTCAAAGTGCTTCTTCTTCTCACGAAGCGTTGAATCAAATGTCTGGTACGTGGTCCAGAGTTTCCGGTCACTGTTGAACACCTGCGGGTCAATGGTGACAATCTTCTTGAGTTCCTCACGATACTGATTGGCTATTTTCTCATCGGCTCCACGGAGTCCATCAACAATGTCGTTCTGAAGTTGCAGTGCCGCACGATTGGCTTTCTCGTACCTCCCCTTAGACCCTTCATACGACAGGTCATCAATCGGGCCTTTCCACCCTTCGTTGATCTTATTGCCGATGCCAAAGGGCATCCCTTCGGCAATACTCATCACCTTTGACCCGGGACCCGTCATGAGTGGGACCGAGTCATACAGGCTCTTGAACTCATCGCGAGGCGAGGAGGGTGCGGGTGCTCCATCGGGTGCAGACCCCATGCGCCCAAGTTCTCGGGTCAGAGCATCGACGTTCTGCTTGGCACTGGCTGCCTTCGCGGTGTCACCAGACGCAGTGGCTTGTTCAAGTTCGCCTTGGAATCGAGTCAGTTCTGACTGGACCATCCTGCGCCGCTCCACGTCCCGTTCGGCTTGCACCGCAGGATCGACCTGCATGTCCCCACCCTGCCCGGACGCACCACCTGACGACGGGGGTCTGATCGTGGGGGACGAAAGACCCATGACCTGACGCTCAATATACCCAGCGGCCGGGTTAGGTGCGTAGGTCACTTCGTTCGTCAACGGGTCCGTGATGCGAACCGGGGGGAACTTCGACACCAGTTCGAGTCGTGTCCACATCTTGTCCTGCGGTGACAACGCTTCCCAGTTCTGGAGGTTCTCGGCCACCCTCATCGACTTGTCCTGACTGTCTCGCTTGTCCAAGTCCAGTGCCCGCAAGGCCATGTCGTTGGACATCTCTTTGCCAGGGTTCTGCATTTTCCAGACGTTCATTTTCTGAATGGCTGGCATCTTCATGAACCCGGGATTCTGATCGGCCTGGTCTTGTGAAATCTCGTAGCCAAAGAACGACGACATGGCCTTGCGGTTGGTCTCCCGCTCATACCTATCCTTCTCCTGCTTGCCCTTCTCCACAGCCACATTGATACGCAGTGGTCGCAGCGCATCGGGGTCGATGAGCGAATTGATCTTCGGGTCCTGGAGCAGTTCGTCAGCCTTGTCGGGCAACTGTTGCGCGAGGTAAGAATTCACTGCCGCCTGGATCGGCCCAGCATGTGCCTTCTTGATCGCGGCTTGATACATCAGCGGGTCCATGCTGTCCTTGCGCGACTCAACAAACGCCACATTGGTGTCGATCACATCCTTCATGATGCTCGGGGCAGCACCGACCTGGTTCACCCCTGTGTCGAACTGCTCGTTCAGCCGTGCGACCATCGCATCGTTGCCGGCCTTGATTCGCATTCCGATGGCCGACTTCCCGTACTGCGTGATCTGGTTGTCGAGTTGCCGCTCCAGTGCCGCCCGAGCCTCGGGGCGCAGGTTGGCTTTCCCCATCGCGTCGGCCTTGATCTTCTGCATCGCCCCCTGAAACTCATTGAGCGCCTGCGGCAAAGCGATGTCGTGTTTCTTCTCGAAATCATTCAGGAGAGGTAGGGCCTGCGTGTTGACCTCACCGAACACCTGATCCGAGATGGCATTCTCCTCGCGCCGCTGGATGCGCTCGCCGATCTTCAGAGCCTCATCACCAAAGCCCTCAAGAGCCTGCGCCGGGGCCGCGCCGAAGTCGGCACCCGAGGATCGTGGCGCCCTGAAAGGGTTCGCCATTTCGTAGAGATTGAGTCGTGGCATCGCGCCCCCTTAGAAGTATTTGCCCGCGCTCGACAGCAGCGAGGTGCCGGCACGCATGTAGCCAGCGGTGCGGGCGTTCTGACCCCGGGCACTGTAGAGCGCAGACTCCCGTTGTCCCGAGTAGCGAGTGTTCAGTGCGTCGATCTCCGCGTTGGCCGCAGACTCCGAGAGTACCGCAAGCGGGGTGCCCTCCATCGTGGCGCCGGCCTTGGCGACACCGGCTCGGATCATCCCGAGTTGTCGCTGCGCCTGGGCACGTTGCGCGTTCTCCCGAGCCTGCGCCTCCTGGGCCGCGGACTGTGCGTTGAAGTCGGCAGCAGCACCCTCGGCCTTGCCGCCTTGGATGGCGCCGACCACGGCCAGTCCTGTGGCGATTGCGGGAAGGAAACTCACGATCGAACCCTCGCGTAAAGCAGCATGTCAGCGCCATCGGGCCGGTATGCCCGCAGGTAGCCCTCCAGTTCAAACCCGAGCATCTTGATCCACCGATGCCCTTGGGCGAACCCCACATCAACCGTCGCCTCGATTCGCCGGAACGGTGCAGTGTTCAAGAAGTCCGACACCGCCGAGTGGATGGCCTTGAAGTGTTCACCGGCCGACTCCGCGATCAACGCGAACGCGATGGCTCGATTCTCCCACTGCGGCTCGACTCCCGCAATGGCGAGGATCCGACCATCGTGCTCCGCGGTCCACGCGAGTCCGCGCTGCGACAACTCGGTGAAGTCGGCCCGCACGTCCACGATGCGGTGCAGGTACTGCTGCGCCGGCTGCGTGGCGATCTTCACCGTGTCGCCAGTGATCCAGGGTCGCACGATCATTGGTTCAACTCCGGAATCAGGGCGACCACGGTACAGGGCAGCGGCAGGCGGTGCTGGATCATCAGTTGCGGCCCGCGCTCCGACCCGCTGGGCCACGGCAGCGCCTCGGTGAACCCGGTGAACAGGGGCACCGGGTTGTCCATGTTGTCCTGAGACGATCGCACCGCATACTCGTCCATCTCGGCCACGGTGGGACCGTACCAGAGACCCGGGCCGGTCTGGTACAACTGCATCACGATCTTGTGGGCCCGCTTCTCGTCGATGAACGAGGTGCCGGCGTTCGTGGCGATGTCGATGGGCATGGTCTTGATCGTGGCCGTGTAGGGCAGACCCACGTTGACCACGGACCCGGCAAGTTGCAGGTTGATCGCGCCGGCAGACACCGTGCGGTTCGGATGCACTGCGCCATCAACCAGCACCGCGACCTCCTCGCCTTCGAGGTGGTCGAGTCCGCTGATCGCCGTGACCGGGGAGCCATCGTAGGTCAACCCACAGTCCAGGAAAAACGCATACTCGTCAGTCATGTACTTCTCGACGTACTCGACGTACCGCACCGTGGTGCCATTGATGGTGCGCCGCACGATCATCCACAGGACATCCTGATCCCCGTCCCAGTGGGGCACGTTGACCACGGACTCCACGATGCCGCCGCCGATGGAGTGCCGGTGCCACCCCACAACGTCCTCGGTACGCTCGTAGGTCATGCCGGCCAGCGCCCCGTCGGCGCGTGCTGCCCACACAATCTGGTTCGGCTCCTGCTGATAGGCAAGCTCCACGACACCGGACTCGGTGACGTGATCGGCCAACACGTTCATGTTCGGGGCGACAAACGAGTCGGTGTCGAACTGGTAGGCGTACTCACGCAGCTTGCGCCCCGCACGCTGCAGGAACAGGATCACCGAGCCCACGCGCAGGGGCTTCACGTCGGCCGCGCTGCCGAAGGTGGTCTGCGGCGTGATCTTCACGTTTGTGGGCGTCACGGGGTCGCTGATCTGGGTGGCACTCAGGGTGAACTCGCCGTTGGCCGTGCCGATGGCCAGCACCTTGGTCGGCGCGAGCCACTCGATCGTGTTCATGTCCTGCGTGTTGATCGTGTAGTTCAACGCATCATCGTCGTTGGTGCCGTACTTGTGGTTCTCGTAGTCACCCGAGCATGAGGCCCACAGGGTCTGGGGCTTGGACGCCGACCCGGCGAACCACAGGCGATCTTCGTAGAAGGTCACGGCATGCGGGTAGCCGCGGCGTGCGCTCCAGGCGCCCTCGGACCACCGGGTCGTGGCGCTGGTGGTCGGTAGGCGCCGAATGACCGTGGCGTTGACCAGCGTGGCGCTGGTGTACCCGGTGATCTGCGCGTACCCTGCCCCGTCGTGCAGGAACGTCCAGGTCACGGCGCCGTCACTCTCGGCACCAGTCGTGTGGATCGGGGGCCGGGTGCCGGCTGCGGCGGCCGTGCCTGACTGGTAGATGTTGCCCTGGTAGTACACGATGTCGTTGACCAGGTACGCGACACCCGTGGTCCACTGGTTGTACTTCGAGGCGCTGATCTCACTGATCTTGAAGTACGAGCCCACGTCGCCAGCGACGAACAGCGACGCCGACGCCGTGAGCGTGATGGCCCCGGTCAGGGCCGAGGCTGTCAGCGTGATGGCGCCCGTGTTCTCGTCGTTGAACGGGGGCCAGGCGAACGTCACGGCCGTCAGGGTCCACGACAGGGCGCTCACGCGGGCCAGCTTGTAGGGCGCGTGGTCCGGGTGCGTGATGTAGACCACATCGGCCGACTGTGCGTACTCCAGAGCGCCCACCTGTGCCGAGGTGTACGGGCTCGTGATCTCATAGGGCACCCCGGGGCTCGACTCGACCACGCCACCGTCTAGGTAGAAGCGGACATAAGAGTCCCCGAACTCCAGGACGTAGGCTTGCGTGGTGCTGTACTCGAATGGGAGCAGACGGGTCACGTCCGCGGAGTCCTTGACCTCGGCTACGAACCGGGTGCCGGGGCGCTTGCGTGCCGGCCCCTGGATCTGCGGGATGAAGTTCTCCATCGTCTCGCAACCGTTCTTGAACTTGTCAAGCGACGGGCGACCCTTGAGCAGCGGGGACAGTTCCCCCGCGTTGAAGGAGGTTTGACCGGGTGAAGCCTTCATCAGTACCTCACTTCAATCCACTCATCCTCCTCGAACACCATCGGCGGGTTCTCCTGCGCGTCGGCCCGCTTCGCGTCGTCGAGGAACACGTCGTACTCCTCCAGCAGCGCCTTCTTCTTCGTGGTGCTCTGGGTCAGGGGCTCGGCCAACTCAGCGGCCAGGCGCGTGGCGACCGTATCGACGAACAGGGAATCGTAGACGTTGGGGTCCTCGACGCGGGCGATGTACCGGACGTACAGGACCGTGGCGTCAGCGTGGATGAACCCGTTCTCAACCTGGAACTCGCCGGTTGACAGGTCGCGGACTTCGAGCAGCCGCAGGAAGTCGGAAGGGAGAGGAAACTTCGCCGTGAACCCCCACGTCGGGGCCGTTTCATGGGACGCCAGCGTGGTGCGCTTGACGGCGAAGTTCCAGGGGTGCGAACGCAACACGCGATCTCGCACCAGGGGCCAGTTGCGGGAGCAGAGCCGCGCAGCCTTGGTGTTGTCATCAAGGCTCGTGATGGCACCGTGCCCCGCCTTGTCGAGGGCGCTATTGCAGAGGTCCACGACGGATGGAATTTTGCGCTCCTTTGAAAAACGGGGGCCGAAGCCCCCGATCTATCACGGTGCCGAGTAGTACAGGTCCACGTAGCCAGTACCAGAGCCCGGCAGCGATGCGGCCGCAATGGTCAGCAGTACGGTCTCCTCAGCCGTCAAAGCATCGTCATCCGCTGCCGTGGAAACACCGAACAGCGTGGGCGCTGCGGCAGTGAAAATCGCAGCAGCCCGGTACTTGCCCGTGGCGCCAGCGACACCGATGGCCACCGTCGCCGTGCCGCCGAAGGTCGCGGAACCGTTGATGATGCCGAAGGCGAAGCGGTAGCCGGCCGGGATCTTGGCCAGAACGATGTCGTCACCGGAAGCCTGTGCGGCCAGCGGGAACGAGGCGCGGAAGCGGCGCAGACGGCCACCGTGAATGCCCCCATCGGCCTTGGTCTCAGGGGTCGTGCCGAACCCGGCGACTTCATTTGCGTATGTGCGTGCCATGTCGTGTGCTCCTTACCAGAGGTTGCAGATGATTTCCACGACCTTCTTCTCCTCGGTGCGAGTGGCACCGAAGGTCCCTTTGACATACACCTGGGTGGCGTAGGACTTGTCGGCCCGTTCGCTGACCTTGGTGTTGATGTCGTTCCACATGCCCACATGCATGCCGCTCTTGGCCCATGCGATGCAGCGCCGGTCGCCGGAACCATCGACACCCAGGCGCTCGCACTGGATGAACTTGAACCCGAGGAACGTGTCGATGTCACCGCTGACCAGAGTCTTGACGGTGTTGTAGTCCGAAGACGTGACCTCGGTCGTGCCGAGCAGTTCGTCCAACTGCGTCGCCGTGACGGCGATGTACAGCGACATCGACCTCGTTGGCCATCAGGATGCGACGTGCTTGCCGCAGCTTTGCGATGGTCAGGCCGGTGGCACCCACAGCGATCTGCTGGCTGGCCGTGGCGAAGGCGGTGGAGGTGGAACCGTTTTCACCAGTCATCGACGTGCCCAGGGCAGCGGTGATGATGAGGTCGTCCATTGCACGGCCCAGGGCATAGGCGCCGTTGACAGCGTAGGGGCTGGTCGGATCGATCAGCATGCGCAGTTTGTCCTGGTCGTCCACCATGTCGGCCCACTCGTAGTCCGTGGGGAAGACCCAGCGGGCGTCGTGCGGCGTGGAGATCAGGGGGGTGTCGGCGTGACGACTGGTGCGGGCTTGCGCCGTGACTGCACCGATCTGCTCGACGGCTTTGGCTGCTTTGCCGGTATAGGAACCGACGGTGCAGGCATCGCGCAACTTGGAACCGCGTTGCTGCAGCAGAAGACCGACATTGGTCGTGTACTGCTGTACAAACGCCGTGGTGACTTGGAAGCTCATGATGGGACCCTTTCAGGTGAATAAGTGAAACAAGTGACCGAAGGCTTGGTTCGACTTATCCACCCGAGGTGGGGTCATTGGCTCAGAAAACTTGGAACCTGGTTGTCCTTGACGGGCCGGGTCAGTGTCTTCCGAGGCGTCGGGGTCGGTGCTTCCCCAACTGACGACAATCCTAGCACATATTTTTCCAGTTGTGTGCAAGTCGTGACGATTTCACCGCTGGTGAGCCCGTGGCGGCTGGCCACGGGGATCATGGCCTTCACCAATTCAAGTCGGACCTCAGGCCCCAGCATGCGCGGCCTCCATGAGCCGTTGGAGCTTACCCACTGCGTCTTTGTCACCCGAGAGATACTTGTCCAGAAACCCCTTGTCAAGTTTCAGGTCGGCGAGTTGCTGCTTCGCCGCGGCCGGGGTGGTGCCGAACCCACCCTCGCTGCGTTCCCCGGCAAAGGAGTCCTCACCCATCTTGGACCCGAGGGTGGCGAACAGGCGAAGCATCTCGGCCGTGCCCAACTTGTCCTCGATGGCGCTGAGTCGGCCGGCGTCATACCCCAGCGCCGTGGCGGCACGCCGGCCGGCACCGATCATCTGGTCGTAGGCTTGACCCCACTCCTGTTTCAGGGTGCCGATGGCCTTCTCGGACTCCTGTGCCATCTGGGTCTGGAGTTTCTCCTGCATGGAGCCCGACATCCCGTTGAACTCGGTGAACAGGGACTGCGCCTGTTTGGCGCTCAGGCCCAGCTTGTGCGCGGTGCCCTTGAACCACTCGACCATAGCCGGGTCGCCACCGTCAGGCGCCTTGAGCCCGTACTCATTGGGGTCAGCGGGCCGGCCCAGCTTGGAGTAGAAGGCGTCGAGTTGCTCAGGGGTCGCGTTCTCGGGCGGCAGTTCCAAGAGGTTCTTGGCGCCGCCGGCAAACTTCTCCAGGTTGCGGTAGGACATCAGCATGTCCGAGGGTTCTTTCCAGCCCTTGTTGCTCACGTAGGCGCTCGTGTCCTCGTCGAACGCAGCGGTCCAGACCGAGTTGGCACTCGGTTGCGCGGTGGGGGCGACACCAGCGGCGGGAGCAGCAGGGGCGCCGTTATCGCCCAGCAGGGCGGCAGCAGTATCAGGCATTCGGGTCTTCCTCGATCAGGTTGAAAACATCCTCGTCGGTCAGCATCAGGTGTGCCTGCAAGCGGCACCACACCTCGCGCCGGCCCTCAAGGAGGTACGTGGCCTGGACGTTGTTGACATCTGCCGTGGGCACGCTGGCCCTGCAGAACCGTCGAAGGTCGGCCAGGACCTTGCGCCCCTCGACAGTGTTGAACGTCGCACGGTAGGCCCGGCGACGGATGAGAGTCATGGGGTTGAGGTTCATCAGAGTTTTCGCTCAACCTGCATTCGCCTCAAAGTCTGGAGAGGCGTCTCTCCTGGATGCATGGTGTAGCCGCATCCAAGTACACCACCTTTCCAAGAACCTGACTTTTCACCAACCTCGTCACTGAACTGAATGTCGATGTACTCCTCATATCGTCGATACGGTATCCACGGACGAGTCCACAAATGACTTTCCTTTTGAATTGTTGCGTCCCTGTGCTGGGTTGTTCCATCGCGCAGTAAATACGTGAACGAGTGAGTCTCAGGCTCACTGAGAACCAGATGTTTCCGGTGTCGCCACTGCCACGGCATCTTGAATATCGTGAACGGATCATTGGTCTTGCCGTGCTGCTTCCCCCAATGCACATGCAACCCGTCACCGAAAAAGTTGAATCCGTAGGTGTGACCAGAACACTGATAGTCGTCCTTCGACACCCACGGCCACGGAAAGGCGACTCCGATTTTCATGAACCCGAGTCCGATTCGCACCCAACCGGCGCGCTCCTCGTCCTCGTGCCAATCGGACGGAAACTCGATCTCCAGTTGCAACCCCGACAACCCGAGTCGGATGTACGCCACCTCAGACCACCGAGCCATGAAAAACCGGAACAGGTATCCTTGCAGGTCCTGCGTCATCGACATCCTCATCGTCACGCTCCTTGAAGTAACTGGTTCGCCTGCGCCGCGTCCTTCATGGCCCCGGCAATCGGCTGCGCGGCCTGGATGGCCATGGCCTCCTGCTCCTGAGCCCGACGGCCCTCACGAATCTGGTTCACGGTCTCCTGACTGCGCAGGACCGGCGTCGGAACACCGGAGACCTCGGCGGTCAGTCGGGCCAGAGCATCGGGGTCGAACACGTCGAGCACCTCGGGGTTGATCTGGGCAAACGGGGCCAGAAGTTCCATGGTGCGCTGCACACCCACCAGTTCCTCGGCGCGGGCCATGCGGGACATCGGCGAGTCGTAGACGATCTCGTAGTCGCCCCCGGCCTCCACCAGTTCGGGCGGCATGGGCGGCAGGATGCGGTGGAACATCAGCAGGTCAAGTTCCCGCTCGATCTGCGGCCCGAGCGCCTCGGACTGCTGGCGCCCCATCGTGGGCGTCAGGAGCATGCCCTTCTCCTGCGCCCGGATCAGCGCCTCGGTGGCGGTCATGCGCGGGGTCTCCACGAGGATCTGGAACAGGGTGACGAGGAACGCATCGTCGATCGCCGTGCGCCGCTGCTCCATCTTCTGCTCGTTGATGTCCACCCGGGCGCCCGTGCCGAAGGGCTGGATCATCGCCTGACCGTTGCGGTTCACGCCCCCGGGGTTCAAGCCCCCGGGCTGCATGCGGATCGTCGTGGCACCGCCCCCGAGGATACCGTCGTCGTGCAGCAGGATCGGCGGGTCCACGAGTTTGTGCACCGCCCGGATGTCGGTCTTGGACATCTCGTTGAGCATCTTGATGTCGGCCAGCGCGGTCATGGCCGGTGAGCGCCCGTAGACCTCCTCGGGCGCGGTGACGTAGCGAGCGATGCTGTACGGGAAGCTGGTGAAACCACCCTCGGGTGCGAGCAGCATCTTGTCGGGCACCGACAGGTAGTAGGATGCCCACGGCTTGCCCCGGGCGTCAGCGCGACCAGAGTCGTAGTCGGTGCGCGGGGCCACGACATGCAGGAAGTCGAAGTGCTCGTTCTGGCGGCTGGGGTTCTCCAGCGCCTTGCGCACACGCTCGGGTAGGTTTGTCTCACCCCACCGCTGCGCCGCCTGACGCGCTGTGTGCTTGAAGCAGCGGTACACCGAGTCGATGATCCCCTGGTGGTTCTCCAAGAAGAACGTGTCGCGCAGGTTCACGCAGCGGTAGCGCAGACCCACGCCGGCCATGAAGTCGATGAACAGGGAGCCGGTGCCGAAGGCCCCCATGCTGATCCACCGCTCGAAGTTCTGCCCCGCGAAGTTGGCCTTCGGCGAATTGCGCATCGCGTGCATGATGTTGTTGACCTGGTAGAACCAGTCCTGTACCGCGAACTGTCGGTTCAAGGCTTCGTCGGTCGTGCGCAGGTTGTGCCACTTCGACTGGCGCGGGGTCAGCATCGAGTCCATGACCGAGGCAAAGCGATCCAGGGCGATCTGCGGTCGGGAGTCGAAAATCTTCTGGGACTTCTTTTCCCCATCGGTGCGGGCGCCAAGGAAGCCGATCTGCCGCGGGAGCACACGCTCGGCGATCTCCTCCCAATGGGATTCCCAATTGCCACGGGAACCCTTGAGGGAGTTGTAGCGGTGGCACATTTCCTCGATCTTGTTCATGGTTCTTTCCTATACGGACCGGCAGGGGATGGGATCAGCGCAAGGCAAGATGCGGGTCTTCAAATGGCGCATCAACCACATAGACCCCACACCGGGAAATCTTGATGCGCGCCGTGCCGTTGTCAAAGAAGTTGATCATCACCCGCGCCTCGCCGCTGACGATTTCACGGTTACCAGCTTCATAGATCGCCATTTCCGGGGTTTCTGCCGTCAGCGTGATGTCGTCAGCAGGCCACGGGTTGTCAGCGTCGTTGGGGGTGCTGCTGGTGTTGCGATAAATGTCGCTGGATTTCCAGAACAGCTTATTAGAGGCTGTCGTCAAATCCCCCACTTCGACATAAAGCTGTGCTTGCAGTCCAGCGAAACCGCCCGTCACGGACTCCTGCCGAACCTCAACAACCTGCTTAATAGTCTGCCCAAACGTCAATTTGCGCTCTACATCATAGGTAGCAGGAGAACTTGTTTTGTTGGTGAATGGAAAACGCACATAGGCTTGAGTCGCGCCGGCCGCGCCGCTAACGGTAACGTCCAGCACAAGCCAGTTTCCAAAACCTTCCCCGCCATCACGTTCTGTGTGGGCCGCGTAATTGACTGCCACAGCCCACGTTGCCGGCAGCGCCACCAGCGTAGCACCGAGTGGCATTGCGGTCGCGCCAAGAAGGCCGCTGCCTGCCGCGCCATAGGTGATGGACCCCAGCACGCCGGTCGGACTTTGCTGGCCCCCGGTCATCGTCAGGAACAGTGGGTTTATCAGCAACTGCGCTGAGTTGCTGATCTGCACCACCCTAGCTGCGGCAATGCTGCCAACGGTGGCGCAAGCGATGTCAATGCCTGCTGCGTCAGCGGCGATCACAGGATACCGGCCCAGCAGCGGCAGCTCATCCGTTGCGGCGCTGACAATGCGAAGAGTCACATAGTCACCCACTTCAATCTTCATGAAGTCATTGACGCCATTGGTGAATGGAAGTCGCGCAGATACGCCGTCGAACGTGATGCCGCTGGCATTGGTGACGGTGATTACGGTGTTGCTGAACGTATCGCAGGCCGATGCAGGCAGACCATCACAATGCAACGGCAGAGACCTTGCTATGTACTCTGCCAGCTTTTTGCCGCGCAGGTAAGACCCTTTGATTCCAGGGTGCACCGTATCCCAATAATGAAGGCTCTTGTTCACCATCGACAGCGATGCAGGGTCAACATTTACCCGGTCGAGCGGAACATAAATCACGTTGTTGAATTCAGTTGCCAGCCGCCGAAGCGCCATGTTGTACTGATGGAATCGCACCGACAAGTTTTTGTCGTTGTTGGTCGATGTTGCACCGGATGGATCTTTGCCGGGAGGTGTTTCTGCCAGAAAAAATACCGTGGTTGCCGAAGAAACATCGCGTTCAAGCCACGTGCGCAGTATTTGAACAATGTAAGGGACTTGCCGCTGACGGATGTCGGGTGCGGTTTGGTCGGCACCTCCTGCGTACAAGCCTTTCAAATCGTTGTGCCCAATGCTAACGAAAAGCACCTGCGGCCTGAATGGGGCAACTTCTGCCGCGTATCTCGGAATCATGTCCAGCACGCGCCTGCTGCCGTAGCCAAACTCTTTCACTATTTGCAGAGGCTTGCCAAGCAGCCAGTTCGCCCACTGCACCGTGCCAGTGGTCAGCAGGTTGTCGCCGTTGTCCTCTGGCAGCGTCAGCGACCCACCCGCCTCTTGGTCAATGTACGAGTGACCAAACAACACCGTGCGCAGGCCCAACGCCCCAACTGGTACACCCCTCCCATCCCCTGACACCAGGGATGTACCGTCGCTGTTGGTCGTGACCACGGTGTCCTTGCGCGTCCAGGCCACACTCGACCCCGAGTTGCTGGCCACCGCAACCACCACGACCCCACCCATGGCGTAGGGTCCGTAGGCAAAGGTGCCGGGCAACTGAGGCTCGTGCACCCGGGTGGTGTTGCCACCCACGCCCGATCCGCTCACGCTCTCCGGGGTCTCGGTGATGGTCACTCGGGGGTTTGGCGAGAGGGTCAGCGAGACCGCTCCCCCGGGTGCCAAGGTGAAGGTTCGGGATTCCCCTGCTGCAAGGGTGCCCGTGGTCGTCGTGGTGCTCATGGTTCAATCCTCAGTAACGTGGGTCACGGCGACCCATTTGTCCGAACAGGAAGACCCCCGAGGGCCTGCGGTGCGGGGCTGCGGTCGGTGCCCCGGGTGGTGACGCCAGGCCCCCGAGCCAGAACAGGACATGAGACCGTCGGCCGATTGTAGCGGTGCCCGGTGGGGATGCAAGACCACCGAACCAGAAGCCGACATGCGAGCGC